TCCATCATGCTCACTTGCTGCGCTTTTTCCTGCAGCTGCAACTTGAGCTTGTCGAGCTCTGCGCGCTGAGCGGCCAGTTGCTGATCCATGCCCATCTTTTGCTGCGACAGTTGCAACTTGGCTTGTTCGGATTGTTGTCGCTGCGCCAAGGTCATCTGCGCAATCTGCATGCTGTTGTCGGGCGGCATCGGGGGTTGCGGCTTGAACTGCTGCGCGGCCTGATCGATTTGCGCGAGCATCTGGCTGAAGTTGCCAAGTTCTTGCTCGATCAATCGTTGCACATTGGCAACGATTTGCGCTTCCTCTTTTGCGTCGCCTGTGTCGGCTTTTTGCACGGCGCTGTGCGCTTCGGTCAGGTAGTAAGTCAACAAGTGGTCTCGCAAGTGCGTCGCGATGGGGTAGAGGTAAGTCTTGACGATGGCCGGGTTCTTGCCGAACACAGGACTGTCTAAAAAAGCCATGTGCAACTTCAAGTGCGCGAGGTGGTCTTGTCGCGGCAGCACGTAGACGGGGCGGCCCATGGCAGCCGCGACATTCTCGGACACCGGGTCCATGTCGTCTTCGCCGGGCTTGGGTTGCAGGATGTTGTCCGGCACCTTGAGCGTGCGCAAGAACATTTCTTCCACTTGCCGCGCGTCGTACAACTGAGGCACGAGCGCCGCACGCTGCATGATGGCCTGTGTTTGCGCAAAGCGCTGCGTCTCGCTGAAGATGGCAGGGTCGCTGACCGGGATTACGTCGATCGGGCCGTCAAAGTCTGCGGGCTTTATTTCCAAGTCACCAGCTTCCGCCTCGATGTCCTCCTCCGTGAGGTAGGCGCTGTTGATCCGGTGCAGCACCTTGAACACACGACTCATGGAATTGTGAATGCGCGAGTGGATGGAGCTGAAGACCACCATGCCCTGTTCGATGAGCGCGAGCGTGGTGCCGACGGGTTGGTCGCCGCGCTGGTCGGCCATCTTCTCGAAGGTTGTTTGCACGACCCCTTTGCCTGCGTCGACCAAGAACCCAAGCAACTGGAACAGCGTTGCGTTGGGCCCGGGAAATGGCATCGGCATAATCAACTTGCGGATGTCGTCGACCACACCAGAACCTTCAATTTCCACGACCTCGGTCGGCTGGATGTTGAGCGTCTGACCGTTGGGGCCACCTTTGAGCTTCAAGGCGGTCGGCACGTTCTGGATGTGTGCTGAATCTAGCAGCGCCCGCAACGCGCCTGTGGCAGCGCCTGAGAGCCCACCAATGAGGTGAGTCAATCCGATAGGATACGCGCCGCGCCAAGGAATGAACGGGAACTCCACAATCCACTCCAACTCGGTGCGACTCTCATCTTCCTCGTCCCAGTTGCGATACAAGGCGAGCGCCTTCTCAGAACTCTTGTCGATGGTGATTATGTAGGGGCAGAACTCGCCTTCATTCTCAATGTCCAAGTGCGTCGAGACCTCGAACACCGTGCGCAGGCCGTCCTCGTTGTAATGCGTCGCCTCTCGACCCTCGATCTTGTCGTTGGCTTTGGACGCGAGGCTGAAGTCTGGCAGCTCGGGAGAGGGCAACTCTGCGTCTCGGTAAACGCCCGACTTGCATCGCTCGCCGTAGGTGGATTCTGTGATGTACTGGACGTGTGTGCGCCGCTCTGCCGTGTAGAAGTTGGTCGCGGCGAACGGCAAGTAGATGTCGTCGATGGGGATGAACTCGGCCATGGGGCGGCGGCGCTTTGCGTTCCAGCACATTTTCATGTACTGCGCGCCACCGAGCGGCAACTGCGTGCTGAGCTGCTCCAACTCTGAGCGGAACTCCTGCATCTGCTCCGTCATCTGCCAATTCATGAACTCTGCTTTGCGTCGACCTTTGTCGACCTTCTCTTTTTCCTGCTTGCCTAGGATCTTGCTCTTCACCGGGCCGTTGGCCGGGAAAATCTCCTTCATCACTCGCGCAGAAAAGTCGACGCATGCCTCGACAAGGAGCGGATGGACGACACGGTTGGCGCCTGTGAACTGAGCCCCTCCGGGCGCATCGTCACCCAAGCCGGTGCGTCGCAAACCGTCTTCATACAACTTGTCGCGCTTTTCTCGGGCTTTTTTGTCGCGCTCAATTTTCTCGATCAGCTCGGAAACTGCGGTCGTCAGAGCCTTTTGGTCTACGTCGTCAACGATATTGGCAAAGTGCTTTTGTTGCTGCGCGTTGTCGCGCTCTTCGTCGAGGACGATGGTGGCAGAGCCGTCATCATTTTCGATGACGGATTGCTTTGTTTCCTCCAACTCAACGGTCTCGCCACTGAGCTTGGTGTCTAGGGATTCAGCCACTCAGCAAGGGGTGCGAGAGTTCTTGGCGACTGCGCCGCCCTTGGCGTAGGCGTCCATTTTCTTGGCAGGTGCTGCGGATTTGCGCTTCATCTCGGGAGGGGCTTTGGCAGATTTGCTGTCTTGCATGAGCTTTTCGAACTTTTTGATGGCCATGGTGCGTGCTCCTGAATAAAGTGAGGGAATTATAACTGAAAACCCGATTTATGCAAATTCTTTGCGCAAATTGGCCACTATTGCGTCGATTTCTGACTCGTCGTAGTCGTTGGCTTGGACCAAGCCACCTGCTGCGTAGCCTTCTGGCGGCGCGAATGGTTCTGGCGGCGTGAACCGCTCTCCCGGTAGAGACTCAAGATAGTTGTCTAGTTCTGACTTAGGCACAAAACGGCCACCGAGCGCTTCCATGCGCTTGGGGAACCGCTGCAAATCCACCAACCCCGCATTCCCCAAGTCCCCCACATCTGACCACTGGCCTGAGCGCACAAAATCCTGCACAAAGGGCAGGTATTCCTCTTTCGGTGCGAGGTTGGCTTTGCCCTTGATTTGGGCGATGCGGTCGCCAATTTGCCGATCGGACAAAGACTTCTGCACCAAGACCTCAAACTCCTCGCGAGAGCCGTCAAAATCAGCCAACTGATCTCGAACGGAGTCTGGCAAATCAGCTTCTGTTAATTTCCTGCCCGGCAGCACCTCCACCGTCACATGTGGCTGACCTTTTGCGTCGCGCAAGGAGTAGATGCGGGAGCGACCTTCCATGACGTCTGGGCAATAGCCGCCGACGCAATGGCCCATGGTTTCGCCTTCGTACTTGAGGGCGTCTTCGAGGGCGGCTTCGTCGAGTGTGTCGTGAAGATGCGTGACAGCGTCTTTTTCAGACTTCAGGCCGGTGGTGATGTATTTGCCGGTTTCTTTGTCCATGATGGCGAACGTCTCTGCACTGGGCGTCGGTCGCACAATGGAGTATCGCTGCGGCACCTGCCAAGCGTCCCAGCCCCCTTCCGGCTCATTGCGCACTTTCAACTCCACCCAGCGCAGCCCCTTGTCGTTGGGGGTGTTGAGCCCAGGAATGGTCGCGTACTCTTTGTGCACGACAGACGCTGCGTTGTTGGCGCGCATCATGTCCGCCTCAGCCTTCTGCGCCGCGCGCCACTCGTTGATCTTTGCAACTCGCTCGACCGCCTGCGGCACAGTGACCTTGGGCAAGGATTCGTACTTCAGCAACAGCTCAGGCGGCAATCCAGACGCAGGGTTGGTGGCGTTGCGGAGTTCGTCGATGAGGTGGTTGAAGCCGAGGCGATTGGCAGAACGTCCTTCGAGGTCATCAAAAATAGAATGAACGATCGTCTCTGGCGGCACCTTGGCCAGCCACGGATTGCGAGAAACGGTTGTTGTGCCGTCTTCGCCTGTTGTAGCCATAAACCTGCGTGCGACATCGTTGTTGACAATAAAATCCGACATGTTTTCCCAACCGCGTGCTTGCTCTGATGACGCCAAACCTTGAGCCGGGAATCCTGCATCGACGCGGTCTATCGTCAAAACTCGACGGCCAGTGCGCGCCTCGTCTCCAAAATCTTGATGCAACATCCCTCTCTCAGCGAGCGCGCGCACAGGATCTTCGGGCGTCGCCATTTCGTTCTTGATGTACTTGGCGAGGGTTTTGTCGATCCAGTTGTTGAGGGCGCTGTCGACAGGAGGCAACGGGGGCGCTTGAATAAAGTCGCGAGCTTCTTGCGTCGTCAATCCCGGACGCGCGTTCATCAGTTGGCGCACGGCTTCTGCCTCTGGATCTCGACGCAACCCCCGCAACGAATCTTCCAACGACCCGGCGAGCCAGTTACCGCCCTTGTTCTTTACGACGTTGGAGGACGGCGCACCTGCAGCACGGACAAACTCGCGCGCACCGTGAGCGATTGCACCGGGTGCTTGCACCAGCGCACGCAACGGCGAACCTGGCCCGAAGTAATTGCCGCCGACCAACTTGGCCCCTTCTGTGACGGCCTTGCCCGCAGGAGTGGTGCTCACCGAGCGCAACGGCAGCATCGCCTCCATCGAGTCGCTCGTGGGGAAGAAAGGTGCGTCGTATTGGAACCCTTTGTCGCGGAGCCAGTTGACCGCTGATCCTCCGAACGACTCGATGTCGCCCGGTGCGCCCAAAGCCCCTGCGAGCAACCCTCGGATTGTCGCGACAGGCAAGTCCTTGGCCGCCTCGCGGTCGTTGTTGCGCTCCGGGCGGCGACCAGCAGAGCGATAGCCGATGTAGGGTTTGTTTTCGTCAGCCACAATCACACTCCTTCGCTTGAGCGAGTCCGCCGTGTTTGAATCCGACTTTGAATGGCAACAGCTCTAGGCGGCGGAACTCTTGGTTGCCTTTCAGCGGCCCATATTCGATCGTCTGGTTGCGCATGTATTCTGGCAGCAACCCTTCGCGAGCTTGCAGGTCATAAAACTCACCCATAGTCTTCAAGTCCATTGCTTTTGCCTTGTCGTATACGCTGTCCGTCGGACGCGGCACGTACTCGATGCCGAGTTTCTTGACTGCTTTTTCTGTCGACAAAGATGGCTCGTAATTCAAATCATAAATCCGTCGCACGTGCTCTGGCGTCACGTCTCCATGAATCTGCGCTTCAACGTAGTCCATCGGGTCTCTGAGGCCCAACTTGTTTTTCAAGGACACAATGTCTTCAAGCGAATACAACTCAGACCGCATCATCGGTGAACCTTCCAGCTCTGTGAGCACACGGGGCACTTGCCTAGCGAACCGAGGCGTGCCGCTGCCGTCTTGCAAAGGCTTCAGCCCGTATCGCTCCATGAGCTGAGCGAACTTGCTCGGCAAGCCTTGTTCGTTCAGCACCTTGGACAAATCGTGCTCGTCTCGACCGTACAGCATGCCCGCCTTTTGCAACCCCAACTTTTCTATCGCGTCTTTGCGGGCTTGGCTGTAGTGCTTGGCCAATTCATAAAGCATCGACCCCTCAGCCACCGAGTCGTGATAAGGATTGCCCCCTCGCAACACCTCGTCTGCTGTGGCAAAGTTGCCTTTTGTCCTGTCGAGAGAATCATCGAACGTGATCGTTGTGCGCGCTCGGTGCTCAGGGTGCAACTCTAGTGCGTACTGGCCGTATTGCGGGATGGTGCTTTGGGGAGCGAGATAGCCTGAGCCTCGGTCAGGGTAGCGCGGGGAGAAGTAATTCTTGGTCGTGGCGAACGGATCCTCTGTCAAGTACCCGTAAGTTTGCCCCTTGTCTGCGAACATCTCTGGCTCAGCAGCGCTGCGAGCTTCGATCGAGCGTTTTGCACCAGAAGAAGCGCCTGTGCGCTTGGATTCGTGCACGCTCTTGAGTCGCCCCTCCTTCAGGTCTGTGAGCGATTTGCGACGAACGAGCACTTGTGCTTCGTTGATTGCGCGCAACTCTTCTGGGTTCAATGTGCGCGTGACCAACTCTCCCGTAGGCGAGCGCGTGGAGGCTTGCAACAGTGCGGCGAGCCTTTGTTCTGCGGCTTGGGCCTTGGCAATCAGATTAAGGATGCTCATGCTGCATACGGGTTGGCATATTGATGCTTGGGCTTGCGGCGATGTTCGACAACATCCTCAGCCACTTGCAGCTCAAACCAGTGCTCGTTCTTGAGGTAGATGATGGCCTGGCTGAACGTGTCGACGTAGTCATCATGCTCAGCAACAGGGAACTTGGCGAGTTGCTTCAAGAACGGTTGCGCCCAGCTCACGAACTGTCCAGGGTTTTTTGTCGACTCTGGTATCCATAGCACATCCATTTCCAAGGTAGGTGCGGCTTGGTGGGCACGAGCAACTTTGTCCGCGTTTCCTGGATTGTAACCTATGACCGGAACCCGTGCCAACCTTAAGTCTTGGATCAGTGACTGACCACTCGCTTTGGCTTCCACAAGGATACGATCAGGCCTTCTTGGCTTAGTGGGTTGGCCTTTGTGTGCACCCTTAGACCCGCCATACTCTGCCGTCCAGTCATCTACCGCCTTCTTGCGCAAATCAGGGTAACCGAGATGATCATCCCAAGCGTCCAGCAACATCGCATTGCGCACCCCTTTGCGAGTAAACATACCCCAAACAGTACACGCGGTTGGATCGCCTGATGACTTCTCAGTGAACGCACAATCGTAAGACTGCAACACGAACTCCAGTTGTGGCATTGGGTCTGCCGCTGGCCAGCGTTGGAAATGTTTTACACGCAGCAAAGTGGCTTCAGTTGGCACAGGATTTTGTTGCAACTGGCCTGCAGAGCCGTACTCACCAAGCAACTGCTTAAGGTCAGTCAACTCTTTGGGTCCAAAGCGCTCAGGGCAGATGAGTTCGTCTTTAACTTTGCGTGGATCGTATGGGCCAAGCGAGGTCTTGCGATGCTCACCGTCCCACTCAGCAGGGATGCAGATGTGTTCCCAACCGCCAAGGTCTTCAAGGATGTGACCAGAGACGTCCTTTTCATGCAGTCGCTGCATGACCACAACCATTGCGTCGGCCTTCGGGTTGTTGAGTCGTGTGCTCCAAACCACATCAAACCATTCTAGAGTTGATGTGCGTAAAGCATCAGACTGGGCTTCCTGAGCTGAGTGTGGGTCGTCAAGCAGCAGCCTTGACCCACCTTCGCCTGTTGCTGTACCACCCACAGAAGTTGCCATTCGGTATCCGGTCTTGTCATTCTCAAACCTGCTTTTTTGGTTTTGATCGCCGGACAGAGCAAACATTGAACCCCAACGCTCTTGGTACCAAGGGGATTGGATCAGCCGCCGTGTCTTCAGGTTGTCACGGATTGATAGGTTGCCGGCGTACGACGAGCAAAGATACTTCTGTTGAGGGTCTGTAAGCCACTCCCATGCAGGGAACATAACGGAAACGATCGTGGACTTGGAGTGGCGAGGAGGAATGTTGATCAACAAGCGGCGCAGTTCGCCGCTCGCTATGGCTTCAAGGTGCTCACAAATGACTTCGATATGCCAGGACGGAATAAACGGGATTCCAGGCTCAACAACGTGCCAACTCTGCTTTACAAACTCATAGAGGTTTGACTCAGCTCTGCGTTTATCACGCTCAAAGCGGATAAGCTCGAGCATGGCGGCAGGGCTAAGACTGCCTCCCATTTAAGCTTGTCCTGCAGCTTTCACCATCAACTTTTCCATCGCAGCAAGTTCTGCGTCATTCAACCCTTTAAGGTCGATGTTTCTCGTCTGTATCGCACCGCCATTGAGCCCGGTCAATTCACTGCGTGCCAACTTAGGCACGTGGTACTCGACAACGGATTGAAACAAGTTAAATGCACGCTCAGGGTTTGGCCTGACCAAGTAGACAGGATTGCCTTCAGAATCGTACACCGGCTTACCGTCTTTGTCGAGCAACACTTCGCCGTTAGCAACCTTGTCTAGCCAACCTTCAAGGCGGTGT